AAATCCTGCACCACCAATGTATCTTGCAGCTTGTCCACCGCCATAGGTTAATGCACCTCTTTTTAAAGAATCACCAATACTACCAGTTTGATCAAAGCTACCAATACCAGCCATAGCACCTGCAAGAGCAGGGTTAAATGGAGCTACAAAAGGAGCAGCTTTAACTGCTATATCTGCTATCTCATTAGGTATAAGTTTTCTAACTCCTCTTCCAATTTTTTTTAAAATTCCAAAACCGGTTCGACTACCCATGTCTATACCTTTATAGTCGCCGCCACCGATACCTTCTTGCGATAGTTTCATTATACCACTACCGTTTGCATAAAGTTGTCTGTTCATTAAAGATCTAGATATTGCCATAATTTAAATAAATTTATACTGTTAAGCAGGCATAGATATCCTGAAAATACTATACTTTATTTGATTTTTGTAGGCTCGTCAACAGATTTGAGAGGCCGACTGCCTTGCCACAAATCATCTCTAAAACGACCGCAATAAGAATACTCACCTACGTGAGTAATAAAATCATTAATATATGCGTACACTTTACCACCTATATCTCGCCATCTTTGACAAAAACCAAAATCCTCTCCAAAATATCTTTTAGTTTTGGGGTCATGTAAGGTGTCAAACAAATTATACATATTTGGTTGTTTAACTTCTTTACCATTAATAATAGTAGCTTGAAATATTTCTAATTCTGGATTAGCTTCAATTAAATCTGTTAATACTTTTCTTTTAATTAACATACATCCTGTAGGAATATGAGTAAGTTCTACTACACCATCATGAGCCTCAACCTCATTAGGATTATCTGTTTTAACTGGATAAGTATAACCAGAATGCATTAAATCATCAGGTCCTTCAATTGCATCTTTTTTTTCATGCATTCTTCTCCACATTTTATTCCAATCTAATGTTTTCATAGGATAAGGAACACCTATAATATCCTTATCTTTTTCTAACATTTTAAATATAGTTTGTGGATTAAAATCAATATCTGAATCTATAAACAATAAATGAGTGTAATTGTCTTCGTGATTTAACATACTAGCAACACATATGTTTCTTCCTTGTGTAACTAAAGAAGATTTTAATAAAGTAAAACTTACCAATATATTTTTTCTTAAACAAGCTTGTTGAAATTTTAAAACAGCTTGTGTGTAATGCATAGTAACTTCACTATGACATGGTGTGCATACCATAATTTTATACGGAGATACATTTCCTACATTAATTTCTGTAACCTCAGAATCCACTTTGTTGGTCTTTATAGTTTGATAAGTATCTTTGTTGTGTTCTACGATTTTGCTCGAATCTGTTTTATTAAACCAAATGGGTTCATTGTTTTTGCCCGGGGGCGTATTACTTTTTTGCATTAATTGCTCCTTGTAAAAATCGGGCCCAAGACGTAGCTTGTTTGGTCCAGTTGTAGTAATTATTAACATACTTAGATTGATCTTCTAAATGACGATGAATAGTAGGGTCATGCAAAGTAAGAGCAGCCGCGTCAATACCATAAGCAAATTTTTCAGATAAATTTCTGTAGTTAGTATCATAAGGTATGTACATGGGAAACTCTGCACCCGTTTCAAACAAAGCTCCATAATTAGTTGTAACACAGTAAAGACCCGCAGCCATAGCTTCTAATAAAGATATGCAAGACGTTTCTTCAAAAATACTTGGATACACATACATATTATAATTGTGAATGTTTTCTCTAATATACTCATTAGGTTTATAACCAATATAATTTACATTAGGCAATTCTTTAGCTTGTTTATAAAGAGCCGTATAGTTATGGTTATTTTGTTTATAAAAATCTTTACCATATATTTCACAAGAAGAATAAACATCTAAACTAACAAGTGAATTCTTTACCAGTTGCATTGCACCTAATAATACACTTAATCCTCTCCAGGGTGTATTTTGATGAATAATTTTTATAGGCTGACCTTTTTGATAAGGTTTAGCTTTTCCTATTTTTTCTATTCCATTTTTAATCACTAAACATTTGTGACAAGGTAAACCAAACATCATTCTAAATTTTTCATAATTCCAATGTGAATTAAATACATACCAATCGTATTTGTGATGATTAGCTTTATTTTTAAACCAAGGATATAAGTTAGGTTGATCCCAAGAATTTTTTTGCCAAAGTATATTTACTTTATTTGGATCAGTAGGTATTTTACCAGGAACACTAGTGCAAATTTGCACTTGATCTAATAACTCTTTTTTAACGTATTTGTTTAAAAACTCTAACTGTAACTCAGTTCCGCCTTTAGGGTTTTGGTTTGTTGTCATTTTTACTCATTACTTTCTGCATTATGTCTAAGCCTTTCGGAGAAACCTGTACAGTTACATCCTGTACTATATCCGGTCCTTCTACTTTCTCTTTAAACACTTCACCTGTTTTAGTATTACGCCACGTTGTAACTGTAGTGCAATCAATTATTTTTATATTATCCGTTTTCATTCTCTCTATTTATTAAAGCATAACTTATTACGCCTTGTATCTTACTACTTCCTGTAGCTGCTTGCACAGTTATAGCATCTCCTGCTTCTAAATTCAAGCCTTGTGGTGTTGCATTTATCTGTGACTTAGCGGCCACGTCATCTCTAAAAAATTCATATTCAACACTTGAATCAGAAGAATCTACTAAATTCATATTTACTAGAATTGCTGATGATCCATCATTATTTGCACAATATATACTTTTAATTATAATTGCTCCATCCACAGGGCAAATAAGAGGTGTGGTCTTGCTTGTATCAGTTTGTTTAAAACCTTGATTTTTATATTGTATGGTCATGTTAAAAAATAATTAAATGCGTCTTGTTCATTTTTTAAATCTTCTTGAAAAGAAAAATTAAGTTGTTGTTTCATAGTAGTCATAGACTCAACTATCTGTCTTTGATTTTCTACACTATATTCTTCTTTAGGTTCAGGTATATAATTAGTTAACTTTGCCATTATGCTTTGTTTATTTTTCTTAATGTTTTAGCAAAACGAGCTCGTTGGCCTAATTTGCCTTTTGCCTTAGCTGCTTTATTTAATTTATCTAAAGGAATCTTTTCACCTTTTTTAATCTTTAAAGCTTTTCTTAAAGAACCTGGTTTTTTAATTGCTTTTTTAATGTTTAGTCTTTTTGTCATTTTATCTCCTTCCGTCTGGTTGAGCATCCATTCTAAAACTACCATAACGCCAAGTTTGTCCTGCAGCATCGTTTTCTACTTTTAATGATAGTAATCTTCCTCTTGCTCTGGTGTCTACTTTATCAGTAGTGCTAGTTATTGTAAAGGGTCCGAGTGGTGACCCTGTTTGAATATCAGAAGGAAAATCAGAAATAAACAAAGTTACTTTTGAATCACCGACTAAAAATTTATAGTCAGGCATAAATCTTCTCATAGACATAAATAATTCTCCGTCGTCTATATCAAAATCTCCCGATCTAATAAATGCTGCAATTGCTGTAGTGCCCGAACTGTTAACTTGATCAGTTCCTATTTCATGAGCATAATATATTGATGCTCCATATTTATTTGTAATACCTGATATTTCAGAAAAAACCGGTGTGTTTGTTGTTTCATAATCGGTTGCATAAGGTAAGTTAAACACACCTTGATCTTGATAAGTAGTTCTGTCCAAAGAAGATGTAGTCCAACAGTTTTCTTGATAGTTATAAGTTACACATCGATCTATTTGTAAAGATCCGGACTTAGGATAAAACCAATTTACTTCTGTATATAAAGTGTTGGGTGCTGAAAAAACTGTAGCTGCTGCATCATAATTAATTCCTAGATCACCATTACGTGTAGTAAACACAAAGTCTTCTACTAAACACGGTAAAGCTTTTACTGTCCCATCGTACATAAAAAATCCACCTTCACCCGACATCCAATAAACAGCGCCATTAACATAAGTGGCTGCGTGTTGTGCAATACATCCACAATTAGTTCCTACTTGTCTTACGCTAAATGTAAAAGGTGGTCCTACGAATTGAATTACATAAGCTGCAAGATCGGTTAAAACAAAAACATAATCTTTACCTTGAAGAGCAGCTGTAATTTTATTTCCTGTGTCTAATCTAAAAGTTCCTGCCGTGTTAGTTGCGGTTGGTAAATAAGTATTTAAATCTTCTTGATTAGAAAATCTTACGAACATAGGATCTTGAGTTAAAGAATTACCAATAGTAGTCTCTGTTCCAAAATGAAATAAATGTCTATCTCTATCTGATACTAAAGTAAATCTAGTTTTTGTAGGATTAGCAGAGGTAGAAAAACCTGAAGTTGATTGCGAAGCTCTTACAGTTCGTGGGTTGGTCGCTCCTGCATCCCACGTAAAAGTTTTACCATTAAATATTGTAGCAACTAAAACTTCTCCGAAGTTATCTAAAGACCAGTTACCGGGATCTAAAGTTACATTACTTGTTCCTCGTTCCGTTCCCCAAGTAGAATCACTCCATAAGTAAGTTCCCCAACCATATCCCTTGGTTTGAAAAGTAGGACCCACTTCAACATAAGGATTTATACTAGCTGATCCCGAAGCAGAGGCAGCGCCACTAGCATTAACTCTCATTTGAATTGTAAAACTGTTTGCATCAGGAACAGTTAATATTTCAAAAGCCCCTTCAGTAAAATCAGTTGCTACGTATCCAGTAGGAGGAGTAACGGATGTAAACGTTACATATCTTCCAACCTCTAATCCGTGTCCTATTTTATTTACAGTTACATTATTTTGACTTGAAAAAGTATCAAATGTAGCTCCAGTAATCGCTGTATCTAAAGGAGTAATATCGTAAAAAGCTTCTCCGTAATATAAAAATAAACCTTGAGATGTTCCAATAGCGGTATATCTTTCACCTTTTAAACTAGTAAACGCTAATTGGGCTCTAGCTGCACCAGGTAAAGTTTCATTGGCTTGAGTTAATTGCTGCCAACCCCCTATTTTTTCAGGAGCAGTGTATCTAAAACGAACAAAATCTCCATCTACCCATTGTCCTGGTAGAGCTGAAGGTACGCTTTGTTTGTTAAAACCCGCTGCAAATTTAACTTTTTTGAGTGCCATAATCCTCAATATATAAGGTTTTTATTATTTTGGTAGTATTATATTCCACTCTAGCTTAGATATTAAATCCTGTAAATGGACTTCTTTTACATTATTTTCTTTTAAATATTGATGTAATTCTTCTACATCTATTACAATGTATTGATCTTTCATATCAAATACCATCTTACCTGCTTTAGTTTTAAAGCTTCCTATTTTATTATTATTTTTAATAGGTCTTAAATCAAATTTAAATTTTTGATTATTTAATACTCCCTCTATATCCCACAATTCTTTTTGTTTTTGTTTTTTGTTAGGTAGATTAGTATCGGATAACTTATTAATGAATTTCTTCATTTAAAAATTATTTTCTTTTAAACCAGTCAGGAAGCCCTAAATGTGGACGAGTATCAAACATATTTTCTTTTGCTCCTGGAGTTTTGCGATTATTGTAATGTAAGAATGTTTGTATACATTCTTTGCCTTTAAATTTTTCTCTCCAATGCTCTAACTCACATCCTCTATAAACTAACATATCTCCAGGCTCTAAATTAACTTTAATACCTTTAGACTTACTTATACTCGTTATTCCTTTTTTACCACCTAAGTGTTCAGCTACACCTACGTTTTCATTAGGACTTAAATAAATAGGCCAATCATCTCCTTTAAGATTTAAAGTTGTAGATATTTCACAACTAAATCTATCCTTGTGTCTTTTTAATTCATCACCTTTTTTATATACTCTTGCATAAGTATAAGCCGGATATAATTTTAATTCGGTTATTTTTTCCATTTCTGGTTGACATTTTAACATTAAAGTTTCCATCACAATGTCTGAATAAACACAATAAGTATTTGGTATTTGCTCATGTTTTTGTTCATAAAAACCTAACGTTTTATCAAAGGGTGAAATATAATTTGCTTTAATACAAGTATCAAAAACTTGTTTTTTCATGTTAAGATAATTTGCAATAAAAGTTGCTAGATCTTTTGATATAACTTTACGAATAACAGCATATTTATTTTTTTTAAAACTCATTTAATTGCCTTTTTTGGATCTAATGAAATATTTCCAGAAATACTTACCCTGTCTTTGTTGGATAAATAAAAAGGATATACTAAATGTACTAATGAAGAGGGAAATAATAAAATAGTTCCTTCGTCTTCAGATTCTAGTAGATACGAATAAGTAGCTATTTTGCCTAAAATATTTGTATAACAAAATTCAAAGGTATTAGCCATAGGTGTATTAGAATGTTTTACAAAAGGAATCTCTTTTTCTTTATTATAACTAGATGGAATATCTACCCATATTACAAATGAAAAAACGCCTCGATGATTATGCGCAGGGTTAAACTCAAATTTTTTTTGAAAGTTAACCCAAAACTCATGTAAAACAAAAGAACAACTTTTAGTTAAAACATTAGGCACAATAGCAGCTAAATTTGTAGGTGAATATTGATTTACTAAAGGCAACAACACTGTTTTAAAAAACCAGTCGTTTTTATCAGGTATAGAAAAAGACTCACTTATATTGCCAGCTAATTTTTTATTCATTTTATTTTGTTTATCTTTTATGCAAAATTTTAATTTCTTTATTGTATCTTTACTTAATTTATCTTCTATGATTCCTATGTTGGGTAAAGTTCTATGCATGTTTAATGATTCCTTTTGGCATAGCTTGTATATTCCAATGTATAAATCTAAAAGGTTCTATTCCAAAATCTAAAGCAAATTCGTGTTCTAAATATCCTGGAAATATAAGTAATGACCCAGGTACAGGTTTAAAATGTATAAGTTCATTTCCATTAAAAATATCTTTTTCATTTTTCATTTTTAATTTGGTAGCTCTAGCACCGGTTCTTGGTTCATGAAATATTGGATACGATGTTTTTTTACTACACTTTAAAAAATAAAACCCGGATACGTGTTGATTCCAATGTATGTGTGCTGCATGATG